CGGAAATTGGAAATTAGCAACCAGTAACGAAGGATTTGAGAAAGTTTCACGACTTCTCTCACTTTTAGTAGGTGCTGGTCTGATCCAAATGTCTTCACTCAATGTTGATTGTGGAGGCTTGAATTTATTCTCCGAAATGTCAGTCCCAAAACATGTCAGTGCATTTGATCTTATCGATGCTGCAATGTCGACTGTCGTCTACTTCGTTGAAGGCGGCTATGAATGCATTTGCACTGGCAGCATGAAACCGTTGTTGTACGGGGAGCATGAAATGCGCAAGTTCGACGAGGATTACCTTCTTTGTTCGCGCTACGCAGATTACGCTCGCCCAGGAAATCTTGCTCTTCTGAGTATAGACGAAAACGATCTCGATGCTTTGTTTGCCAATACCCTTGAACTAGGGAAGAAGTTGGTTAAGACGACAAAAAGTGTCATGGTGCGTAAGCACATTCAAGATCGAATGGTACGACTACAGGACATGCAATCCAAATTCACACAATTTCGCCAAACTGGGAATTTGCGCGAAAAGCCTTATTGTATCGGTCTCTACGGTCCTTCTAGTGTCGGAAAGTCGACTATAGGCCCTTTGTTGATGACGAGCTTGCTCCACTTCAATAATTTTAGAGCCGATGATGAGGCAACAATTGTGTTGAATGAACATGACAAGTACATGTCCAATTATAAATCTTCGATCAATGGAGTATTTCTTGATGATGTAGGCAATACCAAAGCTGAATTTGTCGAGACTGCCCCAACTGTTCGAATTTTGGAAATGGTTAACAATGTTAAGATGTATGCCAATATGGCTGAAGCTGAACTGAAAGGTAAAGTTTCCATCCAGCCCAAAGCTGTCATTTGTACGACCAATACCAAGGATTTCTGTGCCCATACTTATTCCAATGAACCTGTATCTATCGCTCGTCGAGCTAATTATATCGCTACTATCAATGTGCGACCACAATTTTCTACAAATAATATGCTTGATGAAGCGAAGGTATTCGCTCACTTTGGTGATGAGATTCCAGAGATTCCTGATTTATGGACATTCACTGTCGAGAAAGGTTATCCTATTCCGAATGCTACAAAGTCTAAGCGTGATACGCTAGGATGGAAAACGTTGATTTGGAACGGGATTAAGATGGAAGATATAGATATCGGAACTCTGATCCGCTTTACTAACGTTGATTCGCATATGCATTTTTGCAATCAAGGTAAGATCGTGGAGAAGAATACCAATCTTGCTGCCCGCCTTTCTTTTTGCCCCGGGTGTCGTAGTCACATTTCTCAGTGTGTGTGTTCTAGTGCCAAGGTTAATTCCGATGGTACTGTGACATATCAATCACGTGTTGATTTTGTTGACTCGATACTACAAACTGATCCCGTGCAAAACAAGCAGAAGCGAAAAGGTCTGCTTGGTCGTTGTTTGAGACCAAAAGCTGATTTATCTAAGCTACCCGATTCCGTCATTTTGGGAAATGATTTGCCTCCGAGTTCTTTCGGAAAACAGGCAGGTCCTTATCGAAGAGATGATTGGTCTTGGGAAGCATGGAAAGATTATGCTACTCGACGCGACACTTTTTCATGGGAGAATGTTCATGAGCGTCTTGACGTGTTATCGGATTATCGAAGTGTTGCCTGGACTAGCTGGTTGCCGAGAGAGTGGTTTACCCACAAATTCTTTCGACTTCTACTTGCTTGGTTCTATGGCAAATTTCCGAAGCGCGTTATTATTGCTCATCTCCTCCTACCCCTCCTTTTGCTCTTTCTTATGCTATTATTGTTGGATGTGCGTGTGAAGATTTTCCTTTGTATTTTTGGAGTCTTGTGTTGTGTATCTTGTATATATACATCACGATGCGAGACTGAATTACTATTGGATTCAATATCTGCAACACACACAGCTGATCATATGCTAGTAGTTGAGCGAAAACGAAAAGTTGCTTATTTGTTGGCTGGAAGTGCTCTTCTGTTTGGTTTGTACAAGCTTGTAAAATCAATTCGGAAAAAGCGTGAATTCTTCACAACACAAGGCATGATGCACCCATCACAGTTTGAAATTGATGAACGGGATGCGAATGACTTGACTAGTACAGTCGCAACTGAGCAAAACTGGGCCAATGTCCATGTCACTACTTTACCTGTCTCACAGCGCAGTAAAACCACTACATATGCTGACTTGAAAGAGTTAGCCATAGGTAATACTGTATTCATGCAATATGAATTTGAAGGAGTGAATTATGGATGCGATGCGTTCTTCGTCTGTTCCAATGTCGCCTTGATTCCCAAGCATGCTTGGAAGTCTAAAAACATGTTATGTGAGTTCGTTAGACATTCCCCAACGAAAATTGGTGGAAACTTCCGATCTTATGTATCAAAGGCACATTCGGTTGATATACCGGCGATGGACATGTCGATGGTCTGGATAGCCAATGGAGGATCTTGGCGTGATTTGCGTGATTTCTATCCGCAGGTATCTCCTACGAGTAATACTCCTGGAGAGCTTGCATGGAAGGATCACAATGGCACAGTACATCGATCTCCCCTTTTGTTTCGTCCCCAACAGGTGACAAACAATTATATGAAATTCATGGGCGGTAGATACACATTGACTTTTCCTACTAAGGTTGGTCTTTGTATGTCTCCAGTGGTATCGGAAACGAAATCACCCTGCTTTCTTGGATTCCATTTGGGGGGAATCAACGACACTCCACAAGGATGCGCTGGTACGGTTCTGCGTAGTCAAATTGACGAAGCAATGAATCAACTAGCTGCACTTCCTGGTGTGTTGTTGAGTGCCAGTTCTGGAACCATGGAGACTGAAAAGTACGGAATTCAGTTCTACCAAGGCCCAGACGTTCACGAGAAGAGCCCTTTGCGAAAATTGCCTATTGTTGAAGGTAAAGCACCGAATATGCATGTGTTTGGTTCTTGCCTTGGTCGAGTTACTTATTACTCTGACGTTGTGACTTCACACATTAGTTCTGCTGTAGAAAAAGTGTGTGGTGTTGCCAACAAATGGGGCAAACCTAAATTTCGCAAGGGTGATCCTTGGCTAGCATCCTTGGAACATTCCAGCAATCCATCTCATGGGTTTGAAGGTGATCTTCTGGCGAAAGCCGTTGAGGATTATGAAGAGCCCTTTGAGAAACTGTTGTCCGACTACTCTTCACTACGTGAGGGTACGAAGCCATTGACTAAGATGGAAACAGTTTGTGGAATTGATGGAAAGAAATTTGTGGACAAGATGCCTCCGAATACCTCTATTGGATACCCGTTGAGTGGTCCGAAAAGGAATCATTTGACGTATTTGGATCCTGAGATGTTTGAAGGTTTTCAGTGCCCTGCCGAGTTGGATGAGAAATTCTGGGATGAAGTTGCGAAAGCAAAGGAAGCGTACCTAAATCAAGAAAGGTATTACCCAGTATTCAAGGCTTGTTTGAAAGATGAGCCTACTCCACTCGACAAGGACAAAGTCCGTGTGTTCCAAGCTGCCCCTGTTGTCTTGCAATTATTGACTCGAATGTATTTTCTTCCCATTGTGCGAATTTTATCTCTATTCCCCGCTATTTCTGAATGCGCGGTTGGAGTGAATTGCATGGGGCCTGATTGGTCCGAAATGGGAGATCATATGCGGAAATTTGGAAAAGATCGTATCCTTGCTGGAGATTATAGTAAGTACGACCTTCGAATGCCTGCTCAAGTCATGTTTGCCGCTTTCAGAATCTTGATTAACATCGCTCGCCTGTGTGGCTATAGCGAAGAAGATCTTCTGATTATGAGAGGAATTGCTACCGATATTTGTTATGCTGTTATGGCTTACAATGGAGATTTGCTTCAGTTAATAGGTTCTAACCCTTCGGGGCAGAATCTGACTGTGTATATAAACTCAATTGTGAATTCTCTATTATTTCGGTGTGCATATTATTCTCTCTTCGGCTTATTTTGCAAGATGTTGTTCCGTTCCGTGTGTGCTTTGATGACTTATGGTGATGATGTCAAGAGTTCTGTACGACGTGGCTTCGACAAGTTTAATCACTTGTATGTTGCTAAGTTCTTTGCAGATCATGATATGAAATTCACTATGCCTGACAAAAAGTCAACTCCCACGCCTTTTATGCTTGACAAAGACGCAGATTTCCTGAAGAGGAAGAATGTCTATTGTAAAGAAACTGGGCACATTATGGGAGCATTGGACGAGGATTCTATTTTCAAGAGTCTTCATGCCAATCTTCTGTCAAAAGCAAACACACGCGAGAAACTGGCGGCGGACAATATCGATGGTGCGTTAAGAGAGTGGTTCAACCATGGACGTGAAGTTTATGAGTTCCGCCGGTCACAGATGCAAGAAGTTGCAAAGATGACCCAAATCGACCACATCTGCACCCAATTGGACAAGGACTTTGATTACCAAGTCGCCCACTGGAAGGATCGCTACCTCGACGAGAAGTTGGAAGAGGAAGTTGATGACGCTGAGCAGTTTACTGTTCAGTCCGGTGAATGCTTCGTGGAACGCATTGTCCCTGTCATTTCGAGTGAGGGCGAAATTGTTGATTCGTTCCAGGTGATTAACTGCGGTGAAACACTTGGAATCGATTGGCTCGTGTGGAACATGCTGGGTCTAGGAATCTTTTTGTATCTCCTTTCCCACATTATGTTGCACTACGACATTGTTTTCCGTGACTATAGCCTCTTTGAGGCTCAAGCTGGAGAACGACCGACAGTCGCACCCTTGCTCCGCCCCCGGCCATTTCTTAGGCCTCCTCCACCCATTGATTTGGATGAGCGATTGCGTGATGATATACATGAGCTAATTTGTGCTTATGTTCGCGCTTTCATTAGGAGATACCCTAAGCATGCCCCGGCGGCATAGTTCGGATCTACTTAAAGATGTCCCTCCATGCGGAGTTGCCCGCATGTAAAGTTAAAGAAACATTGTGTATATGGATTACCATTTTGTATTTTAGTCGTGAACCGTGAACTTGTATATAGAATAGGCTTTGCACAATTGGTATGACCCTCGTGTCATCCCTCTATTTAGAGGAAAGGTTTTGCCAGCCTTAAATTCACCGTTCCTTGCAGTGTTGTTTGACTCGACGACGCTGTTTTGTAAAAATGAGTTACTAGTAAATTTAATGTAAAAATAAATGAAACAGGAAATGATCAATCTCACGAAATTTTGTCTTTTAGTGACCAGAATACTGGTTACGAGTACA